AAGTCCGTCGCTGTAAACCGAAGACGTTCCAATTTGCGTAGTCTGCACCAAACTGCCCCCGTCGCTCGTGTAACCGCGTCGCCGTATGCGTAGATCGTCGTCGATGTCCACGGGCAATCCGGGGTAGAACGTGGTGAGGTAGAAGTTTGCACCGCGCTGTATCAACCGCTGTTGGCCTTCCGGGTAGTTCGTCAGGAATTTGCCCGCACTACCCGGACCTGGTGTCCAATCCGAAGCGTCCCAGTTGTTGAAGTCTACCTCGTCGAGTCGCGCTTTCCAAAATACGATTTTATCCGAAGTGTACGTCTCGTCGAGCAGAGTCGAACCTGCGCGCACCTGAACAACCAAGTGTACCGTGCCGTATGCTTTGGTTGATGCGACACCGCCCGTTGTGATGAGTGGCCGGCCTATCACAGACCGAGTGATGCGGCTCACGTCAAAGTTCACCACGCTGTGCAGCGTGTCGTTGATATAAACGCCGACCTCGTAGCTATACGAGTTCAAGCCAAAGAAAATCGAACCGGTCGTCGCGCCCGTAATGGTGAAGTTCATTGCGACCGTGTCTTTCGCGGGCGACACGTTCGTGCCGTCCAACACCATAGCGGCATTCGCCGTTTCGGTTGCCATCGACGCTTGCGTTCCGAGTGGGCCGTCTACGGTCAGCGTGATGCCCTCCAGCGGCGACCCGGTTTTGCCAGTCAGGGAAGAATTGGCCGAGTTGACCTCCCAAAGGGTTGTGAAGATTTCACCGTCGCTTGTAGTCTTGTTCGGGTCGATGAAGCAATCCGTGTATTCAACCGTTCCGCCCGCAGCGGTTACGGCTGCCAATTCTGCTTGTACGCCACCGCCGTTGTTCGTTTCGAGCGAGGTCGGCGCGTAAATTGTGAGCGTCGCTTTTGGTACGTCGCCCAACCACCCTGTATCTGCTCCGGCAATACTCCCAGCGTTGGGGATGAACACGGTGCGAACCGCGTCGAGGCCGCCCCCGCCGGACGTGCCGAACAGGTTGGCAATGTCCATTCCATCTCCAGACCAGTACACTTCTGTGAGCGCCGGGTTGTCGTTAAATAGTGCGGTGCCGGAGTAGCTAAAAAAATCGACGTTCAGGAAATGTATCTTTTGCAGGTTTGTGTAGCCGCTGAAAGTGCGAGTTGATGGTACGTTATTGCACCGCAAATACATTTCGACCGCGTTGCTCTGCATCGCAACAGTTTCACCCGCATCCAATGGACCTACATCCCAAGCGTCGTTCGAAAAGGTTACTGTCGTGCCGTCGCTGGTGAAGTCGGTCGGGGTTTCGCCGATGAAACTCTCTATCGTTTCTTCCGTCGCCGCCTGCCCATCGTTAAACACGATCCGGTTCAACGGGAAGTCCTCGACCGGCTCGCAATACGTTCCGCCGCCCCCAGACCAAGTCGCCCAGTTGACGGGAGAATCAAATTCGATGTCAACCGTCCAAACATAATCCGAGTTGTCCACGCTTACAAATTCGCCTTCAAGCGTTGCGGTCGTGCCGCTCACAAATGTCAACGTCAAATTGTTCGGCGTGTATCGATCGAGGTCGTCCGGCAGGTCGTCTGGCACCGGAACTCCCGCCGCGTTGTAAAGGTCAATGATTAGTTCCGTTCCGACGTTGGGCAACTTGATGTACTTGACCGGTCCTTCCGGTAACGGATCGACCACGTTCCACACGCCGTCGGTGTAATCGCCCGACACGTTTTCAAGCATCAGCCCGACGAAGTTGTTTTCCTGCGGGTCGAGCGTTTGGCCTACGCCGACATCACCGGCCAGGGAAAACACAATTCGGTTGTCGCTCGGTGTTGGCGTTTCGCTCGGTGGTGTTATTACGAGTGGCATGGTTTGGTGTTACAGGTTATCAAATGTCTTTTCCAATAAGGCCCGACCGAACTCATCCAACAGTTGTCTTTGCAGTTGATCGATCACTTCGTCGGTCATTATGTTTTCAAAAAAGTAGGTCGGCTCAATACCGCCCTTCTTTACCCCATGGGCAATGGCCCAAGTCATTTCGTCTATGGTCTGATCCGGTTGGGGGTGAAGCGATTTCGTCGCGGGCCACATTGATTCGCGCAACCCGTGAAATATTCCGGCCACCTTCGTGCTTTGCGTGAACTTGTATGGCGAACCAAACGACCGTTGCGTGCCATCGACACCTTCGTTCACAAAGTCCCAGTACTCATCCATCTCGATCTGAACCGCCACAGCCTTGTCCTCCGACTCAGCGTTCGGCGCGATAGACTGTCCTAACCCACCTGTTGCCTTCGGTGCGGCCTCCCTCAATCGGTACGCCATTTCCTCGGCCCAGTTCATCAGGAACCGAGACAGCGAACTGGTCGGTCCGGTTTGAAACAAGTCAGCCGATCGGCCTATCCCGGTGAGGTCAAGTTGTGCCATCGTTGTAAAGAGTCGGTTCGTCTCGTTTTTTTCACGTTTCTTTATGCGCGCCTAACCGTACAAGATATATTCTCTACGCGCGTTTACTCTTTCTTCTTCGATTTTCTTCTTCGATTTTTTTGTTGTAAAAAGAGAGTCTATTGTGTAGTTTGTAGATATTCCACCGGGTCACTTCGTCCCAGTCGCAGTTGTACGCATTGGAAAGGATGTCTATGACTTTGAGCCAGTCAGTTCCTTTGCCATTACTTTTACCTGATCCGTCGCCTCCCGAAGTCGAACCGCCTGCAGACTTAGGTAGCCGAGTTCTAACTTGTTGAATTTGGTCAAAAAAAAAGCGGATAGATCGAGATAGATTGGCAGCGGTAAGTGTTCGGCCATGACTTTGGCGCGGTCCTCCAATGGATATAGCAGCGCGTCGTGTTCGTTCGCCTCGCCGTACTTCGTGCCGTGTTCGAGATAGCTGAACGCCGCGAGTAGTTCGGGCCGGTCCTCAAAGTCATCTTTGAAAGAATCGACATCAATAAACCAACCGGCTGGCATGGTTTTACCGATGTCGTTTATCAGGTCGTAGCGTTGGCCATCGAGCGTGATCGACCGGGGCGGGTCGGACTGCTCGTAGCTGTTGTACAGACTCAGGATGTGGTTGAACACTTTACCAACGTCCGATGCGGAATAGTCGCGCAATTTCGATTCGGAGATACCGCTAAAGTCGCTCACCATTCGCAGGCGTGTTTCGAGCTTATAGAAATTGTCCTGATCTTTCGCGGCGCGCTTGATCGTTTTCAAGTGCTTAACCCGAAGCGAGTCGATTGATGCGGGGAGGTGTATTCGTTTCATACCCCAAAAAGCTCTTTCTCTATCAAAGCCACAGCCCTCTTTTTTGCTCCACTTGCAAAACCAAATGAAGTAAGAATGTCGTGGACTTTGTATAACAGGTTGAATAGTTCAGCCTTTTCTCGTCTTAATTGTTGGTTTTCATCCTGTAAAATGCGGTGCGTTTCATCTTTCGTAACTATACCTTCATTTATGCCGTTCTCATGCATATAATCTAACACGGTATATCTAACAGATTCGCCATCGTTTAATTCAGATATATTCCTTTTTAATCGTTGGAGATTATACCACTCTTTGTATTCCTCTTCGGTTAATTCAAGTGTGATTTTTACCATCGGTTATTTTTTTAGGTTCACTTAAATGATACAACTCGTACCCCGCCTCACCCTTTTCGGTGTCAGCGAACAGAACGAACCAAGCCTCTACGCCGCGAGGCGATAAGACCTGACCCATCGTGCCGCCGCGCTCCGGGTCGAGCAGGGCCGTAACCTTTACGCGCTGGTGCGGTTTGTAATGGTCGCCATACACCCGCTTCGTGACGATCAACTCGATTTCATTCTTAATGTCATCGAGCCGCTGCGCCATGTCGCGGATCGCCTGGGTAAGGATGCTATCCTTGCTCATTCTCATCGGTTGGTTTAGGCTTACCAGATAGAGTTGAGATCAACGAAATGGCTGCGATTACGAGCAGCCCAATAAATAGTACGTTCATGTTTTTGAGTTTTGATTTCTACAAACTTACATATTTTCCGCGATTCGGGCGCACTTCGAGGTCACAAATCCCGTACCGCATGCCGTCCATCGCGTGATTGAACGCATCAACCGGCACGTTCAGCGTGTTTCCGTCGCGGTCTTCGCGCCATCGGTATTTGCGCAATTCGTCCTTGATATTCTCGGATCGCTTCGTCACGTAGATGTCCACGGCCTGCAATACTTGGATGCCGTTGGTAATGGAATCTCGGCCCTTCTCGGATGGCAGGCAGCGAATACCGGCCCGCTTTAATTCGCGTATTGATTTCGGCTCGGCTGAATCGGCTATCACCGTTGCGCCAGGCACACGGTCGTTGAGTAGTTTGGCAATTTCTTGGTTGGTTAATCCGGTTTGGTAGATTGCCTCGTCCACGACGTACGCGCCGTTCCACTTGTAGATCGCCACGGCTGCGGTCGGGTCGTTCGTGTAGCCGAAGTCCAACCCGACGCGCTCCAGTCGCGCTTCGTCAGGTAGCCGATCTATCTCTTTCCAATGTGTATAAACCGCGCCTTGAAGGTTCCCGATTTCGCCGTCGATATACACCCGGCACCAGTTCGCCCAGTACTCGCTTGTTTTAGCCTTCTCCCGCTTTTGGTTGAGGTCGTTCAGGATGTTCTCTGGTAGCGCCTCGTTGTCGGTGTATTTCAGCAGTAGAAATTCGCTGTCAGCAAGTGGCAGTATTTCCGTGTGCGCCCAAAACTCATTATCCGGGTTGAAGTCAATCCAAACGATGTCATCGGTTCGGGTCATCAGCGTATCAGCGATCCGAAACGGTATGTGGTTCGCCTCGTTCAGAAACAGTAATTGGCGCTTCCCCGCTGTCTTCGCCTTACCTTCCGAATCGAACGACTTGAACTGCACTTTGGCTCCGTTGGCGAAGTGATACGTTAGGCTGTTCCGATTGAAACGAGTCGGCACGAACCGCTTCGTCTCGTGCATGATGTTTATAAAGTCTTGGAGCGGGCCTTCTTTGATCGCTGGGATCGTTTCACCCACGACGGTGCACCTCGCGTTGGGGTGCTTCGCGGCGTAGTCGATTATGCACGCCACGATCCCAAACGTCTTACCCGCCCAGGTGCCACCCTGAACGACTCGCTTTCGCTTGGTGAGCCGAAGTAGTTTATTGATCGCCGTCGTCCGACGGAATTTCATCGCTTTGCGGTGTGTCAGGGAAGAGCGGCTGTTCGGTCGAAATAGATACGTTCGACTTGTCTACGAGGCCATTGAGCCGTTGAGTGATGGATGGGTTGTAGATTCCGGCCATACCGCCCTCGATTTGGTCGGCTCGAATTATGTCCTTAATCGCGCGACAGATGCTCGAATAGTCGTCGTATGCGCCCCGTGTATTAGCCAGATAATCATGTAGATTAGATGTGATTCCTCTCTCGTGCAGCCACGACGCGAACCCATCTATTGTGAGCGGTCTTTGTTTCGGTACCTCTTCGCGCCTACCGTCTTTACCGACAAACTCAACGATTAGTATCGGGTCCGATTTTTTCTCATCGCGATACTCGTTAAAGTAGCGCCATAGGGCTTCAGGCGTTTCGATATTTTTCGGTTTGCTCATTTGATAAAATTAGATATCCGCGTTGTGACGCGGTTCAACAATGATTGACGTTTTGGAGCGGCAGAGGTTGTCTCTTTCGAAGCGGAGTGTTTCGCGGCTGCTCGTGAATATGCAGCTCGCATCGCTCGTTCCTGTTTGACCGTCGGAATAGCACCGAACAGTTTGCGTTTTCGACGCGACCCCCATCCGGGTGATATAGATGGTGCTTTTGCGTAGGTCATTTGATTGATTTAAGCAGTTCGAGCATCTTAGTTTTGGTAGCGTTACGGGCGTACTTAATGCCGCGTTCGTCGGCGATCGCTTTGAGTTGTTTCGCGGTTTTGCCAGATAGGTCGGTTGGCGCTGTTGGCTCGACCCGCTTCACCTCAACCTTTGCTTTTCTATTGGGTTCGGCAACGGGATGGATCGCTTCAAGTTTCTTGATTACGTTCCGCACCAGAAGATAGACGGTAGTGCAAAGTTGGCTGCACCCGGTCGGGGGTACTTTTCGCGTGACGTTGTGATACACCGCTTTGTAGATACGAATTTGATCGCTGTTGAGCGAATTGCGCGGAATGTGTCGGATTTCGAGTAGTGCGTCCTGGAGGTCTTTAGGGAGGGTCATCTCTCTATGATTTTGGTGTAAATTTTCGTTACGGCGATAATGGCCAGAAAAATAGTGATAAAATTTGGAATCGGCAAGTAGTAATGCGCAGCGACCGAGGCGACCGAGAACCACGTGGCGGTGCAGAACAGGCAATCCAATCCTTTGACCGGGCGATGCGGGGCCATGCGCAGCAGTAGTTTGATGCGAAACGGCATATCGATAATGTAGTACCAAATGATTGCGAAGCCGATTCCGGCGAGGGTGGGCAGGATGGGTATGGTGTCCAGTAGTGTCATTCCGTTTCATTTTTAACCCGCTCCCGGATGCACCGGATGCAGTAGTAGATTGATGACTTTTTGATTCCGAGTTTCTTTGCCGCCTCTTTGACCGAACCAATTTCGAGCGTGCGCTTCACCACTTCTTGTTTGTAGAAATCCCGCTTCGATGCGGCAGGTTCGTTCAACACGTCCATTGGTAGTGGTTCGGTTGGTTGCGGCGCGACCTGTTCAGGCAGTTGGTCGTATGCGATGAAGCGTTGCCCGTATCGCTTGTATTCGAGGTAGGTGTTGCGAAGCGTCATAAAAAAATAGTCCGGCAAGGACTTAATGACCTTACCGGACCGTTCTGCTTCGGCTATTCGAAGCACCGATTCTTGGTAGACTTCATTCGCCGCCTCGATGTCATCGGCGCAAACGACCCGCGCCATCCGTAGATAGTGTGGATCGTTTGCGATTATGTCGATGGCGCGCGGCAGAATGTTAGAATTTGTCGTCCGACCCTGAGTGGTTTGATGCGAGCGACTCAACCTTCCAAGCCTGACATGAGCCGTACAACCGACCGTTGTGTTCTCGACCGCGCAGGTTGAACTTGATCAGAACTTCGTCGCCGACCTTGTGGGCGCTTTGGAACGCTTCGACCTTGTCGTCTCCGAATACTTCGAAGCAACCGGTGTCGAGGTATTGTTTTCCTGGTGCGATTTCTTCGGCGAGGAAGTTGAGTTTACTTGTGTTATTCTGGCCGACCTGTTGAACGTCGCCGATGTGTGTGATTCGTGCTTTAAATTCCATGAGGGTGTAATTTGTATTCTGGTGTTTGTGATGCAATAATACTAATTTCTTTTGATTCTGGGTCTCTCAAACGTGAGTAAGATTTCATCGCGCTGAGGTAGTTCAGAATGGTAGCGTGGTGATACGGTTCTTTACGACCATACACTCGCGCCATCACCTCGCCGATTTCGCGCAAAGGCAATCCGAGCTTCCGAAGTCTCCATGCCGTAACGGTTCGAACCGCCGTGTACCGAGACTTGCGAGATAGAAAATTCGGTTCAGATAGGCTTACGTCAAATCGGTTCGCTGTATCGACAATTACGTCGGTCGCTTCGATTGATTTCTGTTCCATCCGCGGCGAGTTGCGCATTCGGTACAGGTTCATTAACTGCTCTTGCAGCTCATTGATCTCTTTGTTGATTTGGTTTAGTGTCATCCTTCCAGCTTTATGAGTTCTAAGGTGATGCGATCATTCAGATCCCACGCCTCTTCCATTTTAATTTGAGCAAGCGAACCGAACGTCATCGGCCCGTGCTTCTTTTCCAGTTTTGCGATCACCGGAGCCATCGTGTGCCGCGTGACCTTAACGATGTGAGCCGGCTTCGCGGTGAACTCTGGTCGGTACGATACGAAGTAGACCGCTTCGAGTTGCTCGCATACGGCAAACATCTGAGCGAGTTGGTGCGTGTACTTCTGCGGCACTTGATCACCGAGGCGAATGTACTCGACGTGTACTTTCGCGGTCGGGCATTTGATCTCAATTGCTGTGCGGTAGTCCGATGTGATGCCGTCCGGGGAGAATCCCATGAAATCGAGTTCGTCCGATTGACACCATCCGGGGACCTCCAGTTTTGTAGACAGGTACTCTTCCATGTACGCTCGTGCCTGCGGTTCCATGTCTATTCCGCGCTGCATCGCGTCGGACACGAAAGACTGGGAGGACATCGGATCGAACGGCTCGACTCGTTCTGCGATCATTTGATTGAGCAGTGCGTCTCCAGACGTGTGAAGTTGCTCGGATGTAGTGCCTCCGATCTTACCGTGGCGCAATTCGTGCCACTCCGGTGTTTGCTGTTGTAGGTTGTAGGTTTTCATTTCTTATCAGGTGTTTGTAGTTCATCTTTCCGTCCGTCCTTAGCCGCAGCTACTTTCGCGTTGGCCTTTTCTTCTTTGCTTAACCCTTTCCAAGCTGCCGCGAGCTGGTCGATAGTCTTCGCAGCGTTCAGTGTCTTGATCGCAGCGGCAGGGTCAACCGACGCGGCGCGAGGCGGTACGGTTCGAACGCGAACCGCTTCTACCTGATCGCCGAATGCCGATACCATCGTAACGTACAATTCGATTCGGGTGCCGGGCCAATCCTCAATAAAGTTCGACCCGACTACTTTCGCAATCGCTTTCGAGTTGGTCACGTTGCAAATGAGCGGCTTTTCAGGTTCGGTGAAGTAGACAACCAAACAGTCTTCTTTCTTTCCTGTCGAGCCTTGCACCTTTTCCTGCTTCGCCTCGCGGATGGTTAATACTTTCGATTCTTCCGGTTGGAACGCATACGCTCCGATGTAGTCCGGGTTGTGGAATTTTTTCCAGTGTGTTTTATTATTCATGGTGTTATGATTTGTGCTGCTGTGCAGCGGTTAATGATTCATTATGCAGCGCGACAACGTGTTCGCACTCCTCCTGGTCTTCGAAGTCAGCAACGTGTTCCCCGTTGATGTCTACGATTTTCCAGTCCGCTCCGCTGTAAGGCGGCACGGCATACCATTTCTTTTTCATGTCGGTTGATTTTGTTCGTTCAACAATAGCTGATTGGCTTCGATGATTTGCCAGAAGCGATGCGGTACGTGTCCGAACATCGCTTGGTACAACTCACCAAAACGAATTGCTGCTTTTATTTGCGACACACTCCACGCGCTTTGAGCGGTTCGGAGTAGTTTGTCGCTGTAAGATTTCGGTGCGGGTCGGCCCGCGCTGTTTGGTCTTGTCATGTCCAAGATGGATTTGAATCGGACCCTTCGTGGCTGGTTGGTGCGTCGGAGCGGTCTGGTATATCGGAGCGGTCCGGCACGGTCAAGTCGATCGTTCGTGATGCGTGAATGATTGTCGTGTCACCGATGGTTTCCTTTGTGTCGTAAAACAGACCCATCCGGTGCAGTTTTTTGATAGCATCGCTGACCGATTCGCCCGGTCGCAAATGCGCTTGCGTTGTGATTCTCATTGTTCCTGTGTTTTGGGTTAATAATCCTCGTGACGATCCAACGACTGATTGTCATCGTCATCGTATTCATCTTCCTCGATTGATTCGAGATAATCGTGTAGCTGGTTGTCTCTGTGTACGTCGAAATTCATAGTTCTGTGTTATTTGTTCACACCAAAGGTAACACAATTTTGTTAGTTTCCAAACTTTACTCGGAATTTTCTGCGAACAATTCCTGAAACTCCTCAACCGACCGCACCAATTCGTATCGAATCCCCAACGCCGCGCATTGCTCTTGGAATGACCGCTGCGCTTTTGATTGGATACCTGTTGGTGTCTTGACCTCAACGAACCAAACGCCGTCCGGTCTCAGCACGCATAGGTCCGCAACGCCCCGGAGCAAGCCAATCGACACGAGCCGGATGCGCTCCGCTTCTGACTCGCGCTCGTTCGGAATCGAGAAGATCACGTGCCTCGGTTCGTGATGGCGCAAACAGAACGTGTTGCGATACCACATCACGCATTGCTGTTGTATGCGGGATTCGGTGTCGTTCATCCTCGTGCCTCCCACTCCCTATCAATATACTCCTGACACTTCCAGTAAGCCATCGTTACAACTTCGTTCGTGTCGGTGTACCGTATCGAAACCCACCAGTCCTCAACGCCTTCACTCGATGCGGATTCAGGGCGGCCCTGTCCAATGATTATGAACGGTCGACCGGCTCGGTTGGTGTGTGTCATCTCCCGTGCAATCGTTTCTGCATAAACACCCAGCCTTTTTTGTACCCCTTCACTTTGGCCAGCGTCCACAAGTCCCGTTCGAATGTAGGGCGACCGCGTAACTGTGACACGATCCACCCTACCCGGTACGGTCTACCAGTCTCAACCGATCCGTGCCGGGCGCGTTCGATTAACTCCAGTACGTTCATTTCCGACGTTGGCTTGTCCAACTCGTCAGGCAATACCGCGCCATTGTACGCCAATTCGGACAGGTCTACTTCTTCGCTTCCCTCCTGCTTGTTTCGCGGAAACTCGTACCCGCAACCAACGCACACCGACGCACCCGCGAAGTTCATTGCGTCGCAACTCGGACAGATTCGCACCGGGGCGGCATCGTTTCGGGACACTCGCCGCGTGTCGATGTGCGGGGGCGTTCCCAATGACCGAGGCGGCGAATGTTGTTGCCGAAGTCCAGTATCGTGAAATGCGTTTTACCAGGTGCCGTCCGAGAACCTCTACCGCACATCTGAAGAAACAAAGGCAGCGACGTTGTGGCGCGGTACAGAATTATTGTCTTAATGTCGGGCTGGTCGAATCCCGCTGTCAAAATACCGCAGTTGCACAGCACCGCGTCGTCGGTTGACGCGAACCATTCCAGCGCCGCTTCGCGTTCCGCAGCGGAAGTATTGCCGTCGATGTGCTTCGCCTCGATTCCGTTCGCGCAAAACTCGCGCGCCACACGTTTCGATGCGTCCACGTTTGCAGCGAATAGAAGCGTCTTGGTTCCGGGCGTGTGGCGCTTCCAGTTTTTCACCACGCCCTCGTAGGTTCGGTTCTCTTCATACACTCCCGACAGGTCGTAATCGTTACCGCGCAACTTCACACCGGACAAGTCGATGTCTATTCCATACGTTCGGGCCGGTGCGAGATAGCCCTGCTCAATCAGGTGTACGGTGTCGCGCTGGCTCCGATCACGATGGTGTCGTCAGATAGCCACGGGAAGACCTTATCAAAGATCGACAGGTGCGCTTCGTCGATCACTACCATGCTACGCGACGCCAACCACTCGCTCCACTCCGGTCGAGACAACCGCCTCGATACTGTTTCTACCATCCCGATATGCAGAGCAGCGGATAGGTCCGGTTTCGTATTGGACCGGATCGGTTCGTAATTGTCAAACACGCCTCCCGTTTGTCGCAATAGTTCTTCCCGGTGCGTGAAGACAACGGCTCGACCGCCTCGTTCCAAATGCCGTGAAATCATGTAACCAAACATTACCGTCTTGCCAGCCCCGGTCGGAGCGCACAGCATAACTCGACGATCGCCGGAACGTATCGCGGATCGAAGCCGGTTGACCAGATCGAGTTGGTATGGTCGGAGGTGGGTCATGTGATTGGTGTTGGTGAAATTTAGTGAACTTAGTTTATCCGGAGTTAGCTGTAATATTGGCTTAGTTCTATGCTATCTTCAACCTCATTCCCCCAAACGTGCCAACCCTGCTTTTTATCTCGTGCAAATAACTCAATTCTGTTTCCGCTTGGATATAGTTCATCTATCAAGTTCGCAAAATACTCAGGCTTTTTAGAGTGTTTAGTTCTTGGTATAGACACCACGCTATCATAAAGTTTTCGTTTTTCGGGGGTGCAACTACCTTTTGTGCATATCAACAAAAGTTCGTGCCTTACAGAATTGTAGTGCCCCATATTGTGTTTAACCTTATCCCAAATAAACGAAGTTTTGTACTTAAAGCCCCAAGCCTTAATTACCTTAAAAGTATCCTCGAGCAATGGGCTTGTAGTCCACAACCAAAGTACAGCATTATCTTCGGTCATATTCTTAATTGGTAGGGCACACAATTCTTTTATCGTCATTGTAGAATAGTGTTTTGCCGCACCCCCTAATTTAGGAGTATTTTGCTTGTCGTTATATTTCCAAGCAGGGTCGGCATAAATTATTTTGTACTTCATAAGTCTGTGATTCTAAATCGCCAATACATACAGCTAACAATGGCTATACGGCATTTTTTATTAACTCCATTGCATTTTTCAATCTTTGTTTAGCACGGTCAACGTGTCCAAAGTAGTTCCATCCTTGACCCAAACTATTGAGCCATTTTTCAATCTCTTGTAATTCTTTTAGTGCTTCTTTCATAACTTATTTTTTTAATCCATAAAAAACGACCGCATAGCCGTAAACCGTTGCCTACCTAAACCAATACCCCAATCCCAACACAACACTAATCGCAATGAACACCAGAGCGACAGTTCGCCACCTGTCCGTCTTTTGGCGCTGCTTTTCGGAAGGTTCGTATCGGATGGGTTGTATGGTATCGCATGGAACCTGTACCGGAACGAACACCGTGTCGCATTCCGCGTCGATCAATACGCTATCCCCTGGCAGCCGAACAATGCGAACGCGCAAATTTTCCCGCTCTACCTCAACCGTGTCGGATTGCCACACAAAGGCCGTGTCGATGTGAACGCGGTTGGTGTGCAGCGTGTCGCGGATCGTGTCGGTTCGCACCAATTCAGGGTACTTCGCGGTGAGCTTTTCGAGCTTCTTTGTAGCGCGGTTCATTCGCCGCTCTTCTTTGGTGAGTTTGCACCCGCTAAGAAGTAGCGCGGTAATCGCTATTAGTGTTATGGTGGTGTAGATGGGTCGTTCCATCATTCATCTATTTCAATAAACAATCCGTTGAGGGTGCCTTGAGCGTGATTAGGGCATTCATCATAAAACACGACTGTAAATAAATCAGTACCATCGTTATGCCTTCCATTATAGAACACCTTAGTAACTCCAGTTGTGTCCGAAGAAACTTCAATCTCTCCGTCTAAATATAATGCGTAACGCTCAATCACACTCGCCTTTTCTTCGGGCAGGTTGTTGAGGTAGGATACATATTTATCCACCATTTCGTCTCGCTCAGTGTGATTTGCCACAATAAAATCTCTCGATCGGTCTTGTAAAACCCACTCCGTGAAGCTCAACTTCTTTTGGCGCTCTGGCAATTCAACGCCTTCGGGTACTTCTATTGGTATTCTTTTCATGGTTTGTCAGTTTATAGATTGACTAAGTTACAATTTTGTCAGGTTATGGGTTGACGATTAACCCCCGCCGGATGGGAACTATTCCCGGTAATCCGTCAAAAAAACCGTCGTAGTTTATGGCCCGGCGGGGGTGGTATGTGTTTCTTTTCATCAAAAAGGTTGTTCTTTTTCTTCCCCGATCACAAAGTATCTGGTACCTTGTGTGTTCAATTCTTTGTATTCCAACTCGTAGAATTTGCAGTATGCTTCGACCCACGTTTTAAATTTACGCTGCGACAACCACTTTCGCAAATCTGGGTAGTCCTCAATGAATTTGTCGTAGGCCGCTTTTTTCGGAATGCGCTCACCAACCTCGCACCAATCGTGCGCTTTGGTGTAGTCGTACCACTCCGGTGATGTCGTCTTGATGAATTTGCGCGTCTCCAAGTTTGTCCACTCGTGCGCAACCAAACCCGTTTCCAGATACCCCTGGAGACAATTGATCATGAACGCATCGAACCGACGCCACTCATTCTCGTCCCAGTCGTCAAACAGCATGTGGCCAAACTCATCCTCCGGCGTGTGGTTCGTGTTGAAGTGGCTCGAAAGTTCCGCTTCGAATTTGCGCCGCTCGTGCGATCCACCAGAACCACCAACGGTGTAGTTCGTGGTGATCAGTATTTTCGGCGACCGCTCAACCGGGAGGTGTACCGCGTCCTGTCCTTTGTACTCGATTGTGATTCCTTCGGTAATAACCGAGAAAAGCGACTCGAACGAGAAGTTCTTTTTGACGTCGTCAAAAACCAGAATTTGACAGTCGGTCGATACAGTTTGATACGGAAACGACTTGTTAAAGTCGAACGTCTTACCGTCTATCATTGAAACCTTCTTCATTTTTGCCAGAGCGTTCCAAAACAAACCCTTACCGGAACCACCATTGGGATTTTCAGAAATCGTTTCATCGTTCAAGATCACTGCCTTATTCTTCGATGAGGTTTTGTAGGAGTGCAAAAAGTACCCAATGATTGACTTAAACGAATTGTACCGCTCTTTGTCTTCCCCGGCTATTTTCCAAAGGAACGTCCTAAATTCCGACGGGTGGTGATCGGTAGGGTGATAGTCGCGTTGGATGACCTGTTTGCGCCAAACGTAACCGGGCAAATCAAGGTAGTCGATTTCCTCTACCTCGTTGCGAGTAACCCGAACGGCACAGTTTTGGTAGTACAAATACGCCTCGGTTGGCGTGTCGCTTTGTATTTCAATGTTCGCACTTTTCAGCATTGACAAAAATTGGAGCGAAAAAGTTGAGGTTCGATTCGCAATGAAATCGTAAGGGCCGAACCCGATGTCGTCGCGCTTCAAAAGGTAATCCAGTACAAAGTCTTTGATGCGGTCTTCGTTGGTTTCTTCGATGAGGTTCCCCGACTTCTGAATAAAGGTAAATGTATCCGAATCGGTCGGGTAGTACTTCATAAAATTGTGGCCTTCCAAAAAGAACTTGAACTTGTGCGGAGACAAATTGATCTTATTCTTTTCGTTGTAATACCAAAACTCGTCCACTTCCATTGTGGATTTGATCGAGTCGATCACCTTGTCTGCTTCGTTCGCTATTGGCGACTGTTCCTCTTTCAGTTGTCGCTTTATCTCGCTGTTCTTTTTACCGGATCGAATTTCCCGCTCCAATTCGCGGCGTTTGTCGGTGTCCTCGAAACATTGCGTTCCGAAATTTGCTTGACCCCGTTTGTAAGCCGACCGAATCGTTCGGTTGATTTCATTCACGGAAAAGTCCGACGCGGCGTATTGCGACAAATGCGACTCAGCCACCCGTTGCGGTACGCCAAAATCGGACAGTGCCGCCGCGAATTTGAACAGGTTTTCATTTCGCTGACCCTGCGACATGCCGTACTTCGAGTCGAACCACTTCTGAAGCCGGTCGATTATTTGCGCTTCGGATGTCAGCGGAACGACTACCTCCTCCCGAAACGAACCGACGTTGTGCTGCTCCGGTTCGGCGTAGCTTGTCCATACCTCGGCGTTGAGGTTGATGTAAATTTCAGGATCATAAGACTCAAAGCAAAAGCGAGACACGTCTTTACCACTCGGATCGAGCGGTTGATCGAAGGCATCTTGCAGCGCGCGAAAGTACCCTTCATGCTTTTCCGGTTCGGGTGGAATCCGAACGACGCATTTTAAGCCGTTATTTGACGGCGAAATAAACGCGGATAGTATAAAGGGTAGTTCCGATACAGATCGTTTAAAATTGGGTAGGTTCTGTACGTTATCGAAGTCCAAGACGATTAATCCGCTGTGAGCTATCAACCCAGATGCGGATCGGTGCGAAAAAGTACCGGCGAAACAATAGCCAGGGAGTGCGCGTTTGAATTTGTCGTCTTTGGTGGACCGATACTGCTCGACCAACTTGCGCGACTTACCCTCTTTGATTCGGTTTAGAGCGTATTCCACCGGGCGGTGGTACGGGTTAGATACGTCGCGGACGTCTTTGAAGATGCTAATCTGCATTCAAGGCAAAGATAAAAGGCGTGGTCTCTGGTGTGAAACAGGGGAAGTGATGACCGGGCTACTGCCGCCCACAGGAAAGCTGACAGGGCCTTTTACGCCTTTTGTTCTATAATCTTTTTTGTCCTGTGATGTTTCACGGGTTCAAATCAACTAAGAAAAAACGAAACTACCAAGACGAAACGCAACTTTCCAAGACGAAACGCAACTTTTTTGACGCAACGCATCGGTAAAAACGCGAAACGCTTGTATTGACGGGCTTTTCGTGCGTTTTCGTGAAGCGCGCAACACTTCCGCAACGCTTCCGCAACGCTTCGGAAAAAACGCAAACCCGCGCCAATCGTGCGATACAGAAGAAACGCAACGCAACAACGCTTCAAAGCCTCGCGCGCGCGCGTGAAAAAACATCGATTTTGAAAAAATGTATTTTCCTATATAGTATAGGGAAGTGAAGTGTTGTTCCGTTGCGTGAACACGCAAACCCGCGCCAGTTGCGCCACGCAGACGCAACACTTCCGAAACAGTTCGCAACGCTTCGGCCTTTTTGCAACGCTTTGTGTCGCAACAGACTTGAACGGCCGTAATAAAACAGAAAAAATCAACCCAAATCGAGTTGAAATTTATCCGTTTGAAACGGCTTTTTTCGCAACTTTTCGGGAACAATTAGTAGTAAATAATTTTTCGGCACGGGAAAAATCGTACTTTCGAACCATGAAAATTCTGCTAATCTCGTCAAATCCTGACGCAAAAGTACCGAACGAAGGATACGATTTGTACGTGCACTTCACGTCGGCACCTCACCTGGACAAGACCCCGTTTGATAAAACGATCATGGCGGTGCGAAAATTTATCGGCGTTGTAAAGGCCGGAACGTACCGATGGAATGAACCTGCGAAGCGCGTTAAAAAGGTGATCTCGGTCGGTTGGCCGGACGACGTTCGATCGGTTGATCCGAACATTGAACTGATCGACCTGAGCGAAACGCCCTATCCGGTAGGCAAATCACCAACGTCTGGAATGGCCGCAACGTACCACTTTTTAAACCGTGGCCACGAAGTGCATTGGTGCGGTTTTGATCTATCCAAAGTACCGCGATTCGGCAAAGGCGGCGTTCACGCTTGGTATCACGAGTACGGAATGCAGCGGGAACTTATCGAGTCCGGGCGGGTTGTTTTGGTTGATAACGACTAACCACCTCGCGTCGCACCTTTGCGCGCCGTTTTTGATCCACTCCTTTACCGAGCGACTTTTGCGCGTCGTGTCGTCGGTAGATGTAGAGCGATTGCGGGTTGAATCCGAGCGAATAGCCCGCATCGAGGCAGCGCAAATTAAACTCATATTCTTCCGCACTGGTCAGCGTATCGTCGAATCCTCCAATTTCGTCGAAGATGTATTTTCGGTAAGCCAACGAACCGCCGTGTATTTGGTTAGAATTTAGCATCGCGGCCATCGAAACCGGGTGTTGTGTTCGGTGCGCTTCCATGCGCCCGTCGGTGTACCAATTCGTTGCGCCGCCGTGCGAAAAATCGTGGCCCCAAATAGCCTCGACTTTACCTTCTATCGCGCCTTGTGGTAGGATGTCGTCTTCGGATAGGTACGTGATAATCGAAGATTCCGCAATCGATACAGCGCGATTGATGTTGGTCGATACGTTCGCTGGAGACTCTGACAAGATCAACTCGATATGCCCACGATAGTGCTGATTTTCCACGGAACGAATCGCTTCGTCGAGCCATCCCCGGTCCCGGTCGTATGGGATTATTACCGCAACGTCTGGTGCTTTTCGATCGCGGTAAACTTGTGCGGCCAGATCCGCTTGGTGCGTTTCGTTTCGGTGGCACGTTGCCCAAATTCCGTCATCTTGACCTTCCGGCGACATTTGCAGCCAGCCCTCCTTATGCGATAGGCACATGATGCGAACGCCTTGTTTTGCGGCGAGTAGTCCGTTCACGATGTCGTCCATATTTCGGTACTGATGGTCGCCAACAGGCCGAGCAAATCGAGACGAAACGAAACACGAAACGCCGGAGCCGGGAATGTCAACCTCAACGTCCCGGTCCACGTTGCGCAGACACATGAACACCTGATGCCCGCCGCCGTAGTACCGCTTGGGTGTGCCGGTCAACTTTCGTGCGTGATACGTTACGATGCCGCCGTACTTTTGCAGGGCCGCCACGGTTCGCTCAACGTAGTCTGGTGGGTAGATCAGGTCGTCGTCACAGGTGAAATAGTACTCGCGGCGAGACGGATCGAGAAAAGTGTACCGAGCCGATGCGCCGAGGTCTTTGCCGCGAATCGCCGTAACGCGCGGGTAATTTTGCAGCCAATCGTAAGGTTGAAAGTCGTTGAAGTAGATGCGAATTTCGTCGAGTTGGTCGTGTAGCGATTCGATGCAACGGCGCAGCGGTTCTTCTCGTCCGAGTCGCGTTGCGATGTTTGCGGTACGTGGCAGGTTAAGCAGCGTCTTCAAAGCAGTTGTTTTTGCAGCGATTCTTCACAATTTGCATTTCCTTGTTCAGGGCCTCGACCTCCTTGTGAAGCGCTTCGATTTTCACGTCGCACATTTTGCGCTCCGCTTCGAGTTGTCTGTTGATGAAGTCCACGGTGTCATTGTAGACCTTCTGCCAGTCCGCTGCCGTCTGCGCTCTGTACTGGCTGCGCTTGAGCAGGTGCATAATGATACCACCGATACCCATCGAACCGATTACCGTCGCTACAATTCCCCAAATTCCCATTACTTAATCCACATTTTTGCACCATCGCGCCCCAACACGTCAAAGCGCGGCGTGTAGTTATCAATTTGCTGAACGTCGATATTGACCATGTTTGAAAAGCCAGTTGATCCGGCCACCATGTAAATACCTCCCTCCGTTACGCGATGCTCGTTACGAATTGTTCGTAATAGCTCCACCCATTGCACGCCATCGTACCGAAAGACCGCCCAATCTGTCTCAGTGATGCCCTGCCACGAAAGCGTTAGACCTGTATTTGTTAGGACAGGATTGGTTGAAAGCGGTGCTTCGGGGCAAATAGATATGCTCCCGCTACCCAAAGAAGGTTCATTTCCTGACAAGAATCCCCCAACTGCGATATAGTATTGCGTGTTTGCCTCAAACCAAAAATGCATTTCATGGTTTTGCTGCGTTGGGTCGTACGGCTCCCATGTTCCGTATGGGTAGAATCCCAAGTCGTGCCAATAATTTTGCAACGTGTCGGGGTTAGAACACGGCGCAGGTTCATCATAACTACCAGCCCACTCAATGTAATTGCCAGACGAGTGTAGACAATAAAGATGAGTCGCCCTGCTTGGACAGGCATCATAAGCGAGATACTCCAAATTATCACAATCGCCCTTCGCAAGCCACCATTTAGCCCCGTATGTAGGCGTATTGTTTTCAAAGTTGGTATTTATCGATAGCACATACGGGCCTTCGTATTGACTGTAAAAAGAAAACCATTGTCGCCCGTATTGCAAAGGGTTACAGCAAGAGCCATTCCACGGATGCGGCAAGATGCACTCCTGTTCCAAGTTGTCGCAATCGCAATTGTCAAAATTTACAATTCGGCAATCAACGGGTATAGCATCCTCACAAATCGGGTTAAGGCAATCCCCATCTGATAGTTGTTCACATAACGTTGGCTCCGGGTCGGGCGGCAACTGGAGTAGCTCATGTAGTTGGTGAACTCCGCAACCGGAGATGGAGCCGGGCAATTGTTCGAACAACCGTACCAAAGCGGTGCGGGGTTAGTGTCGCAAACTCGGTCGCCTTGTATGCTGCAATCTATTTCGGGGTCGCAATTGTTCGCGCTTTCAAAGGTATGGTAGAGTGCGAGCGAATGGCCGACCTCGTGGATAAGCGTGGTGAACGGCAAAACCATCCGGTCGTAGCGAATCACAATTCCGTCGATGTGGTTGTTTACGGGGAAGTACGCATAGCCAGTTACGCCCGTGGAGCTGTAGTAGTTGATCGTGGTTACCACGTACAAATTATAGTAGTTTTCCTGCGGCCAATGCAGGTCGAGTTTCATGTCCGCATCGGGGACCCCGACCGAGCCGCCTACACTTACCCCGCCATCTTGATACGTTTGGTTGTACGTCGTGCGGTTGATGCAATACCGAAAGCCAACGTCGCCTTCCGCGTTGTTTTCAAGTCGCAAATTCAGGTCGTTAATCATTGTCTGCACTTGCGCGTCAGAAATGTTTGAGCCAACGCCCACCGGGTCGGCGGCATTGTGCAGGATGTGAACGACAAGCGGTATAGTGTGGATGGTATCCGTATCGCGGGTGTAGTTTTCGGGAACTTCCAGTCGCGGCTGTTCGAGGTAGTCAAATGCGCATGGCTGCTGTGCGAGGGTTGGCCGCGTGCAGTAGGCCAATAGAAAGCATATAGCCAAAAATGACAATAAGCGGTCGATATAGTGTAATTTGCTTTCAGTCACCATCAATCTGTTTTAGAATGTAGTGAATGCAAGTCAAAAATACCGCTGCGAAAAATATGACTCCGAGTATGTGCACGGTTCAAATATACAATTTACAAATCATTTAGGTTAGACTTTTTGAAGACCGTAAAATTGGTCGGCCTGCTCCAATAGTTGATACCTCGCCACGTTACGCTGTGGCCGTGCATCAGCATATAACACCGCTGTTTGCGCCCGTTTATGAAAGTGTCCGAGCGAAGCGATATGCCTTGCGTTCCGAGTGAATAGATGTCCACGTCGCGTTGGTAGAATACCTCTTTTGGCATAGATCCCTCCCATCTATCCCAACTTGCCGCGTTCGAAATGTCCTGAACAGGTTCGCGGAAAATCCATTTAACTTGCGGATGCGAGTAGAAAGACTCGTTGTCCCACGGGATGAACTCCAGGTTATCCATTACAACCTGACCGATATTACCATCAACGTGCAACACCTTCACGCCGGGGATTTGGCTATACAGTTTGTCGATATACACGTTCTTGTACTCGCGTGTGTAAATTAGCGACTCGGTTGCTGCGCCGCCCTGCTCGATGTGAGGCTTTTCGATGTTAATGGTGTGAGTGGTTGTGCTGTTGCGGCTGTCGGCGTAGATTGCCCACTTTGCAGGCGCACCCTCGTGGATGTTGTTGTAAAGAGTTACACCGTCCGAACCCTGCACGCGCACTTGTGTAATTTGACCGGGCTTGCTAAAGAACCATGAATCGCGGACGGTAAAACGGTTGGATTGACTGTTTGATGTCGTGGCATTGCTGAACCAGTCGCCGTTGTTCTCGTCTGGCGTTACGCCCCACTCATCCATTAAGGTGCCGTCCGAAACACCCGTGCGGATGGCTGCGCTTTCAACGTCGTGAAACTGGAAGCGGCAATTGTCAATTATACCATGTTGAACGAACACGGCTAAAACGCCGCGAACGCCTTGCAGGAAATTACAGTTGCGAATGACCGAACCGCGCTGCACGGCCAGCACCAATTGGTTTCGCCCGCCTTTGAACCATACGCGCTCACAGTCGAATTTGTGCAGGTATTTAATGGCGTTGTTGTCATCGCTGCCGTATGCAATGGCCATCCCTTTCAGTTTCGGATCAGGCGCTAAAATGTCGTGGTCGCCCTCGGCAAATATCCGCAGGTTTTGCAGCTTGATTTCGGGCGCACCCGTACCGATAGGGTAGTACACCGTTTCGGTCGTTTTTATGGTTGCATCCTCGCCATCAATTAGCGCAAAAGTGTCGCCTTGAATGTCGTTAAAACAAGCCTGCAAAGCGGCTGTTTCGCTTGGGTATTGCCCTAAATAGTCTTTTAAGTTGTATCGTGACATTATAGTGATTGTGAAATTATGTTGTATAGGTACTCACCAACAGCGTCTCTGTCAGCGGTTGAAAGTAGCTCAGGCGTTACAATGTGGTGCGGTGAGATGTCGCCCTTAAATAATCCTTCAGGCGCAACAGGATTGGCAGCACCTATTAGTACATCCGAAGTTGAATTATGTAAGTTTCCAGTAATGTTTCCTCCTGTTGAAACCCTTGTTAGAGCAGACAGACCAGAAGATGTCATTTTCCACGCTTTTATTCTGTCGTTTACGGATTCATCCGTGTCTATCTGAACGACACATCCATTAAACTCGTCTGCTGAAACGCCGCTAAATTGAATGTTTTGCCGGTTCGATACGTTTCCATTTGCGCTATAATCAACAAACAGTCTTTCTGTATCCCTTATGTAAGCAACCCTCCATGAGAACTCATTGGATGTTGTGTAGTTTGCTTGTGAAATTATGTTGTTAGTATTTCCAGAACTCGACGAGTCCAAACTAAAGGCAAATGCCAAAAATAGTTTTGTTCTATCCGCACCCCAAAAGTTTTCACGGGTTGCCTGTAAAAATTCGTTGTTATTAAACCGCATCACCCAACCGCCGAACGGATTTGTCAGCAGCGTTCCCGAATTTATTATTTGCGGCTGGTCAGCGTTATTGGTCTGCACAAAGTCATTACCAACTTGATTGTATAGGGTTCTGACAAAGCCATCCCCGCTACCAACGTAGGTCGTAAAGTCGTCTAAAACGCCATCTGTATATCCGAAGTCAGAAGTACCACCGGGCCCCGTTTTACGAACTTCTAATCCATCACCCGAATACAGCCGTTGCAGCAACACCGGAGCGGTTGCAATAAATGCACTTAAAGCGTAGGTGTCGAGCAGACCATCAACAGTCACGTCAACTTTGTTCGCGTCAGGAACTGCGCCGCCTACCCCTGTTGCGTCAATTCCCGCAAGTGCGCCAACGGTATAAACGCCTGGAATCATATAGGTATTGTTGGCCGTTGCACTGGTTCCCGCTACGGATGTGCCGTTGTCAAATGATACGCAAAAGCTGTCCGCGCCGGATGCGGTTACGGTCGCTGTAATTTCTTCGCCAACGGTTGGGTTCGTGTCATCTACTGCGAGCGACACGTCGAGCGCCAATGCGGGTACTTCAATTGTAACCTGCTTCGCCGTTCCCGTATCAATCGAATTTGGTGTGACGGTTGCGCCGGATGGGTCTTCCAGTATAATGTTAAACACATCCCAACCCAATTTCAGCGCGCCTTCTACGCCGCTATTGACTTGCAGCGGGATATTTGCGAGCGTTACGTCGAAAATGGGGTTAGCGGAGTCGTCTATCGAGTCAATGCTTATTTGCGTGCCGTCGGTGTCGAATAGTCTAAAGGATGGACTATCTGTCCGTAGTACGTTGTAAATGTTCGGTGTTAAACCTTGAACTGTCGCTTTGTAATCAGCCAAATCAACAAACACATCACTCACCGACTCGCTCGCTGAAACTTGGCTCGATAGAAACGAATTGCCCGCGCTATCTCGCACCGTCAGCGTTTTGTTTTCATCAACATCAACTGTTAGCGGGGCTTGGGGGATGGATAGGTCGTATTCGGGAATCGTAACGACAATTGTCGATGGCACACCGCTTGGAACGTCCTGTTGAGCTAATTCATTGCCATCTTGGTCGTCAACTGTTACGCTCGCATCGGGGTAGGTTATGTTTGTAAAAGCACCGCTTGGTACATTTGTTGTACCCGGCAAGCTCCCGGCCGTATTGTTGGAAAAGACTTGCGCATCGGGCGCAACTATCGTTTCGCTTCCACCGCTTTCAATTACGCCCGTTGAT